ACTTAAATAAAGTATATAAGGGAAGTTATAATTATCTCCAAAAATATTAATGAAAATTAAAACGATAGGAGAATAAATGAAGAAAAAAGTAAAAATACTTGCTTGCGTAATTGCATTTGTGTTAGCTATATCTTTTCCAATAGCTATAACTAGTGCAGATAGCAATGAGGCGACTACGGAAGCAACTGATGAAGTGACAGTCGCGGTTACGGCCGCAGAAACAACAGAAACTACAACAGAACAAACTACGGAGTTAGAAACTGAAGAAATTACTAAAGAAACAACAACCAAAGTAATTCCAACAGAAAGCAAGACTACTACAGAGTCTTCAATAATAACAACTAAAGCATCTACAACAGAAAAATCAACAGATAATACAAGTGGAGAATGGATTGCATTTACTGCTACAGCGTATTGTGGAGGTTCTTGCTGTTGCGGTCAATGGGCAGGAAGCCCTACTGCTAGTGGTAAAATGCCTCAACCGTACCATACAATTGCAGTTGATACCTCAATTATTCCACTTGGTACAACAGTGGAAATTCAAGGTATGGGAACATATGTAGCAGAAGATACTGGTTCTGCAATTAAGGGTAATAAAATAGATATTTATTATAGTTCTCATAATGAAGCTCTTAGTTTTGGCAGACAAACTATATATGTTAAAATACTTAAATAGTAGATAATTAGTAAACTTCCCTTTAAATATAAACTCTCATAATGAGAGTTTTATTTTTTATTGACAAATTTTCAATTTTATAGTATAATATTTATATAAAAGAAGAAAGGAATTTATAAAATGACTAAGCATATTTTCGAAGATATGATTAAAAATGGGTATAAATTTTGTATTGTTTTCAAGGGACTACAATCGAAAGGTGGTTATTCATCTTGCTCTCCTTATGTAAAGTGTACTAAAGATAATATTATTACTCGTGGAGAATATATTACGATACTACTTAACCAGAAAAGATGTGTTGATATTGTTGAATTAAATCCTGAGAAAGTTAATATTCCTTATGAAAATATTTTAATGATTTATGAGCTTAATTGAAAGAAGAATTGTATGGAAGATAAAAAATTTAAAGAAATTGAGTTAGCAACTCAACATTCAATACCAAACCGATTACAATATCTTTGCGTCAAATATCCATCAATTACTTGGTTACAAGCAGCACAATTATATGATGTTAGTGTTGATACCGTATTACATTTACATAAAGTTTCAGTATTATCAGATATATCTTTTGGTCAAGGTTATATTGAAGTACGCGACTTATTTGAACAAATGCTTAAAAATATTGAAAATTATAACATTAAAGTAAGGGGTGATGTAAATGAATAAGTGGGTAATTAGTGATACTCACTTTGGTTAGGTCATTCAAATATTATTAATTATTGTAATAGACCATTTTCTTCTGTTGAAGAAATGAATAATAGACTTATTGAGAATTGGAATAATGTAGTTGCTAAAGATGATATTGTTTGGCATCTTGGTGATTTTGCTATGGGTAATAAGGAAGAAATTACTAATCTAGTTGATAGGCTTAATGGCAGAATTTTTCTTATTCTTGGCAATCACGATAATCATTCTATTAAATGGTATTATGATTGTGGTTTTGAAAGAGTTTATGATCATCCTATTATAATTGATGATTATTTTATTCTTTCACACAAGCCGCGAACTGTAGGCGCAAATTTGTATGGTTATATTTATGGACATGTTCATAATGATGACTTATATAAAGATTATACTTCTAATAGTATTTGCGTTAGCGTAGAAAGAATTAATTATACGCCAATTAAATTAGAAGATGCGAAAAAGAAAATGTATAATTACAATAATATCAAAAAAGGTAAGGGATAATATATGGGTGCAGAAATTATTATTAGTAAAAATAATGTTGAGCTAAATTATTGGTGTAGAAATTCTTATGTATTTAAGGCTTTTGATTATGCGGGCGCAATAAAGTATGATGATAAGTCCCATACTTTAACTCGCGATCATTTTGAACAGGCAATTAATTATATAGAAGATTTAATTAATGAACGTAAAGAAAATATTAAAAGGAATAAAATAATTTTACAAGGCCTAAATTCTTATCAAGAAAGATTTGATTGCTTAGAAATAATTAAAGATAACAAAGAAGAACTTAAAATGTTGAAGTATGCTTTAAATACTTTATATGTATATGATAGTATTAGGAGTTATTTAACAAATGAAGGAACTTTAGAAATTTATTGCAGTTATTAAGGGAGAGAATTAAATGAATTGTCCAAAATGTAATAAGAAAATGAAAAAAGTAAATTCTGGTTGGACTTGTCGCGGACAATTTGAAAAATATCATTGTTCATGTGGCCACGAAGAAGTAAAAGAAATGGGATTTTTAAAGAGAGGGAAATAAAATGGCTAAGATTAATATTAATGCTGATACAGATTATGCTATGGGGTTTTTGCGTTTTGGACATTATGAAGGTAATGTGGAGATACCAGATGAAGATATAGAAATTTTTAAAGCAGACCCTATATCATATATTATAAATAATGATTTAACAACCGAGTTAGATTTTCTTGTTGATGATTATCGTATTGAAGATATAGGGGAAATTAATGATGTAAATTATACTATTTGGCAAGAAGAGGGAAAATAAAATGAGCCTTGATTTTGAGCCGCAAGATAAAGAGGTAGAAGAATTTCTTCCTACTTTAGAAGACATAGATTTACAATTTAATCTATTATTTTATAACGATTTTGAAGAATTAATAGATATATTTTGATTTCCAAAATTTTATAGATTTTATTTTATTATTTTACTTATAAAATAGTCAAGAATTTGACAAAATCTATAAAGTATGCTATAATATTTATAGAAAGAAATTAAGGAGTAATAAATGGCTAATTCAACCGAACAACGTAATGAAATTACTAAAAATATTATGAATAAACTTATAGATGTGCTTACCCCAGTTTTTGAGGGTGAGGTATTTCTTACTGCCGATAATTTTACAACGATTACTTTTCCAGTTGGAGAAGTTGATGGAGGAGAAGTTTATGGCAGTGTTAAATTTACACTTCATAAAGCAAATTATGATTTAGATGCTGAAATTGAAAAATATGAACTCTTTAGAGAAGAACGAGAACTAAAAGCACTAGCTAAAGAACAGGCTAAGTTGGATAAAGAAAAAAAACTTGCTGATCAAAAAGCTAAAGCTGAGGCCCGTGATAATAGAAAAAATAAAGAAGTCGAAAAGACTCGTGCTTCGATTCAAGAATTAAAGAGTAAAATTCAAGAAGATTAATTCAATTCCAGTACTAAAGTTAGTACTGGATTTTTTATATATTGACTTTTAGAACTAATTATGGTATAATATTAATAGAAAATAAGAAAAGGGTATAATAAATGCGTATTGAAGTAATGAATAGATTTCAAGCAGAAAATCGTAGCAAGATAGAAAGACATGAAAATAAAGTTATAATTTCTATTTTTACTCCTACTGATACTCCTGCAAATATTGATGAAAATAATCCCACTGTATTAGATGTTTTATATTTATCGTTTGTGGATTGTGATGATAGTGATAAGCAAAGTTATTCCAAAAATTGGTTATTTAATTACTGGCAAGCATATCAAATTTATGAATTTGTAATGATATATAAAGATATAGTTGATTCAATTTGGATACATTGCGATGGTGGTGTTTCTAGAAGTGCTGGTGTTGCCGCCGCGATATTGAAAGCATTAACTGGCGATGATAGTCAAATCTTTGACAATAAAAATTATTATCCTAATATGCTGGTTTATACAATAACTCTTGACGTATTTATAGAAGAATTAGAAGAATTAAATAATAGTTAATTTATTATAATGTATTATGTGGTTGGTAGTATAGTGGTAATTACGGTTGATTGTGACTCAACAAATGCTAGTTCGATTCTAGTCCTTCCACCCAACATACTCCTATAGCTTAATAGTAGAGCCTACGACTTTTAATCGTATGACCTCGGAGCATAACCGAGTGGGAGTACCAAGGGTTAATTCCTATAATAGTACGTACGACTGTGGGAAGCCGCGAACAGTATAAATAATATCGGCTTTATGGTCAATTAGTTTAACTAGAAAAATAGGAGATTTGTACCCTCCAGTTCTCAGGGCAGCTCTGAGATTGACCTCCAATAGGCTAAGAACAAATGTTGCCTCCTTTCTAGAGGGTTAAATATGTTGAGAGCATTGGAACATACTTAATGCACAATGCGGAAGTGACCGAATGGCTAGGTAGCTGGCTGCAACCCAGTGTATGTAGGCTCGAATCCTATCTTCTGCTCCATAAAATGCACCGATAGCTTAGTTGATAAAGCATTTGTTTAGTAATCAAAAGACCGTGAGTTTGAGTCTCACTCGGTGCTCCATGTAAAATAACTTAATGAAGAAAGGGATTTATTATGTACTTTATCACAGTAATAAAAAGTAAAGATAAAAAAGTTAGTGATAAAAGATGTGTTGGATATTATGACAACTATGAAACTGCCGCAAAGGCAGTAATTGAAAATTGGTGCGATATTTGGGAATATTATTATGATTACTGTATAATTGAGAATATAGAAGAAGGACTTTATTCGATTCGTCAAGAACAATTTTGGTTTAAGTTTAATATTAATACACGTAAATATGAGCATTGCGATGTTCCTGATTTTGCAAAAGGATATATTAACTGGGCGCTAGGATAAATTGACAAAATTTTAAAACTATGATATAATATATTTAGAAAATATAAAGGAGATAGATTATGAATTTGCTTGAAGAATTTGATAAAAAAATTAAAGAAGGTATGAAAGTTAAAGCTGTATGCGCCCTGCCAGAGGATGCAAAGGAAATTACTTCGTTTATTAATACTTATAAATCAGTTAAAAATAAAGCAATTTTAATTACCAAAGAAGAAAAAACTGAAGTTACTAATGAAATTATGTTAAAAGCAATTCGTAAAGAGATAAAAGAATTAAAACAAACCCTTTCTACTGTACCAGAAAATTCTCCCTTATATAAAGAAGCATTGCTTCAAATCAATACTTTGTCTATTTATCTTCCTAAAGAACCTTCAAATGAAGAAGTTACAAGATGGGTAAAAGCTATTATTATGACTTTACCGAATGGTACACCTTTTGGCTTAAAAATGAAAGAATGTGTTAAACAATTAAAAGGAAAAGTTGAACCAGCAAAAATTTCAGAGATTTTAAAGCAGTTAGAATAATTGACTTTTAGAAGATTTTATAGTATAATTTTATAAGAAAAGGAGATATTCTCCTTTTATATGGCTCGTTAGTTAAATGGTATAACGCTGCCCTGTCACGGCAGTATCACGGGTTCAACTCCCGTACGAGCCGCCACTTACATGACAATATCGTCTAATAGGTCAGGACACGAGCCTTTCACGCTCGTAATGTTGGGTTCAAATCCCACTATTGTCACCAATAAATGCCATCTTATTCCGTATGTGGAAGCGGTGCTGACTGTAAATCAGCTGTCTGAAGACTCACTTAGTTCGACTCTAAGAGGTGGCACCATAAATCTTCTTTGTTAGTGCTACGAAAATCGCATAAAATATAGGTTTGAATCCTATAAGCGTTCAAAGTGCTGTAGTAAATGGAATTTGATAAACAGCTAATAAAGATGATTATTTAAAATGGGTTTAACCAAACCCTAACTGAATTTTAATTCTACAGATAGCGAAAGTTTTATAGGTTAGGTGAGTCCAATAGCCTTAGTTGCAAGACTGCGGTTGAAGTTATAAGGGTAGGTACGGAGGTCAGTACCAAATAGATAAAGAGAACCCTATAGTTAAAAGCAACTTGAAATACCGCTGGCAAAAATATTTTTTATCGACGGAGTGGAAAGCAAAGTGCTTCGTTATGGACTATGACAAATTGTAATACAAACATTGTGAGATGTTCGGAGATGGTTTTCAAAACATAGTAAGTTTATAATTTAGACAAGCTCATGCAATGTAACCAGTATCTTAAATAAATAATTATCTAAATGATACAAAACAGTTAGTCACCTCTGACGAGAGGGTTTATAAACGATTGATAAATAAGTAATAAAGAAAATAGGATTTCTTGGAGATTCGGTGCCTGTATTGAAACTTGTTCTTTTAATTAAATATAAAAAATAAATTAAGTGCACATAGATTTATGGAATTATATTTAACCGATTATATAGAGGATTGGTGAACAAGTGAACACAATCGGCTTTGACCCGATTATGAAAGGGGCAGTACCTTTATCCTCTGCCATTATTTCCATTATGCATAAGTGGTTGGTTAGTAAAAAGTACTTCACACTCTATTACCAAAAGCGTACAACACCTCTTAATAATGTGTCCCACTGTATGAAAAAGATAGAGTTATATATTCCAGAGTAGTCCAATTGGTAGTGGCGCTGCACTGTTAATGCAGATGTTGTGGGATCGAGACCAGTACGAGGAGGGCTCTTGAATAGTAAACCGTCACGAAATAAGAGCTGGGTAATACTAATATACTATAAAATAAATAGGAGGTATTTAATTATGCCATACATTTATAAAATTACAAACCAAATTAATGAAAAAGTTTATATTGGAAAAACTTTAGAAACTATAGAAAAAAGATGGAAACAACATTTATATGATAGTAAGAAAGATACTCATAAAAATAGACCTATTTATCGTGCAATTAATAAATATGGAGTGGAAAATTTTACTATTGAACAAATTGAGAAGTGTCTTGAAAAAGATATAAATGATAGAGAACGTTTTTGGATAGAAAGTTATAATTCTTTTAAAGATGGTTATAATGCGACTATTGGTGGAGATGGTAAAGCTTATATAGATAGAAGTCAAGTTATTTCTCTATACAATAAAGGCTATACTTGTAAAGAAATCGGTCAAATTATGTCTATTGATGCGGGAACTGTTTCTAAAATATTAAAAAATAATAATATTAAAGTTATATCTGGTCAAGAATTGGCTCGTTTAAAAAAGAGTAAACCAGTATTGTTAATTGATGATACTAATAATTTTAAAAGAAGTTTTTCCTGTATTAAAGATGCTGCCAAATATCTCAAAGAAGAAGGAATTGCTAGTGGTGATATTAAGGGTATAACTGTTCATATTAGACAAGTTTGTAATAAAAAGAGAAAGTCTGCTTATGGATATAAGTGGACTTGGATATAATTTATAAATTGATTAATTGGTTATAACACTATTTATCAATTTAATATGCGGGTGTAGTTCAATGGTAGAATCCCAGCCTTCCAAGCTGGTCGTGTGGGTTCGATTCCCATCACCCGCTCCATATAATAATTATAAGAAAGGTCAAATAATAATGAGATTAATTGATGCTGATAAACTTTTACAAAAATTAAATAATGATAATGTTTCATTTAATTCAACAGTAAATAATTATATTTTAGAAGCTCCAGCTATAGATGTAGAATCTACTCTTCACGCCCATTGGATAAAATCTGGTAGGTTTTATGACTATGATATTACTTGTTCTCATTGTGGAAATGTACATTATGGATTAGAAACTGACCGAGCACTTGATGATTATAACTATTGTAGTAAATGTGGCGCAAAGATGGAATAAAGAAAATATAGAATTATAAAAATTGCTTTAGTTTTATTTACTGTTATATAATAAGAATAAGAGAGGTATAAAATGAAAAAGAAGAGTGTAAAACGAACAATAACTGAATTAATTAATAAAAGATTAGAGTTAGAATATAATATTCAACTTATGAAAGATTTTATTGCTCACTGTCCAAGTAGTTATCTTGGTCCACTAGGCGCAAAAGCTGAAATTAGAAAATGTAATAAAGAAATTGCTTTAATCGATGAAGAATTGCAAAAGAAAAATTACAAAGATTAGAAGGCAGTATACTCAAATGGTTAAGAGAGATGTCTCATACGCATCTATAAGAATGTTCAATTCATTCTACTGCCACCATTTAAAGAAGTCTATATAGGCTTCTTTTTTTATTGACTTATTCTTTAGACTGTGGTATAATATATATAAAGAAAAATAAGAAAGGAATTTAACTAATGAATTATTGTCAAAAATTTATTGGTCATTTAAAAACTATTTGTAAGCATAGAGCTTATGTATTTTATTATAGTTGTAAAGCAGGAATACCACTTCAAGGTTTAGTCCATGACCTATCTAAATTTTCTCCAATAGAATTTCTAGAGGGAGTAAAATATTATCAGGGTACTTCAAGCCCAATTAATGCCTGTAAGAAAAAAAATGGTTGGTCTAAAGCTTGGATGCATCATAAAGGTCGTAATAGGCATCACTATGAGTACTGGATCGATAATTTAGATAAGGGAACTGGTACACCACTTGAAATGCCTATTAAGTATGCTATTGAAATGATATGTGATTTTCTTGCTGCGGGAAGAGCATATAACGGTAAAAACTTTACTTATAAAGATGAATATAATTGGTGGCAAAATAAAAAAGCAGTTGGCCCAGCTATAAATTCAGACACTATAAAATTTTTAGATAAATTTTTTGATACATTAATAATAGATGAACATCGCGCCTTTCAAATTCTTAAGGCTGCGAAAATACTTGCTAAATAAAGGAGAAAAATATGAGAGTTTTAGTTGTAGTTGATATGCAAAATGATTTTATTACTGGCGCGCTTGGAACTAAAGAAGCCCAAAGTATTGTGCCTAATGTTGTAGATGCTATTATTCAGTATCGAGTTAGAGAACTGCCAATCATGTTTACTAGAGATACTCATTATACAGAATTTTATGATAATTCATTAGAGGGGCAAAAACTTCCTATTATACATTGTATACATAGATTAGATGGTTGGGAGATTGCAGAAAAAATTAAAAAAGAAGTAGCATTAACCAATCACTCAATTGCTGGATATGGCGAATACCAAAGATATTTTGATAAAACTACTTTTGGTAGTCAAGAATTAGTTGAACAAATAATTGACATAGAAAATTATTTACATTCTGTTGGTGATGAATTGACTATTGAACTTTGTGGAGTATGTACTGACATTTGCGTAATATCTAATGCTCTTATGCTTCGTGCTGCACTTCCAAATGTTACTATTGAAGTTATGGAAGATTGTTGTGCTGGTACTACCCCAGAAAAGCATGAAGCCGCACTAAAAGTTATGGAAAGTTGCCAGATTGATATTATTTAATAAGAAAGGGAAAAGTTATGAAATTTATACCAATGATTAATAGTTTGCTTGAGAATGATGCTTATAAATTTTCAATGGGACAAGCAATCTATCATCAATTTAATGATTATAAAACTACTTGGACATTTAAATGTCGTAATAAAGATGTAGTTTTTAGTGAAGAGATGGTTAATGAGATTAGAGAACAAATTAAGCAATATTGTACTCTTTCTTTTACCGAAGAAGAACTTAATTATCTTCGCTCTATTCGTTGGATTAGGGATGATTATATTGATTTTCTTCGTATGTGGAAACCAAGATATGAAGATTTTACTATTTCAACTCTTTCTGAGTGCGGCCTTAGTATAGAAACTAATGGTACTTGGCTTAATACTTCTATGTACGAAGTACCAGTTCTTGCTATTGTAAATGAAGTTTATTTTCGTTTTCAGCCTAATTTTATCGAAACTCGTAAATCTTTTATTGAAAAACTTAATGAGAAAATTGAATGGCTTGAGAAAGGAAAATATCATATTTCTAATTTTAGTGAATTTGGACTTCGACGCAGATTTACTAGTGAGGCGCAGGATATGGCAGTAAAAAAATTAGCAAATGCAAAATACTGCTCATCTCATTTTGTTGGAACTTCTAATGTGTATCTTGCAAAGAAATATAATTTAACTCCAGTGGGTACAATGGCGCACGAATGGATTATGTGCACTGGGCAGGGAAATCATAAACACAATCCCGCATACTCAAATTGGTACGCTCTTGATGCTTGGATAAAAGAATATAGCGTGCTTAATGGTATTGCTCTTACAGATACAATTACAACAGATTGTTTTTTGAAAGATTTTAAACTCACTTATGGAACTCTTTTTTCAGGAGTTAGACACGATAGTGGTGATCCTATTGAATGGGGTGAGAAAATGATTAAACATTATGAAAGCCTTGGAATTGATCCAAAGGTCAAGACACTTTTGTTTAGTGATAGTCTTAACTTTCAAAAAGCAGATGAAATTTTTAGACATTTTAAGGACAGGACAAATGTCGCTTTTGGTATTGGAACTTATATTTCTAATGATACAGATATTAGTCCACTTAATATTGTAATGAAAGTAACGAATTGTAATGATCAAGATGTCGCAAAAATTTCTGATACTCAGGGAAAAGGTATGTGCAAAAATCCAGAATATGTAAATTATCTTCAAAGATGTATTGATTGGAGGATGAATAATGAGAAATAGTATTAGAAAAAGTGATGTATATAAAATTATAGAATGGGCACAAGATTGGTTTAAGGAAAATGGTAGTCATTTAAGTACTGCTGTTGTAGGAATTAGTGGCGGTAAAGATAGTACTGTTACTGCGGCTTTGCTTGTAGAAGCTTTGGGTGCTTCTAGAGTATTTGGCGTAATCATACCCAATGGACAGCAAGATGATATTCAAGATGCTAGAGATGTTTGTAATTTTTTGGAAATTGATTATATAGAACTTAATATTGAAGACGCTTATACGAGCATTTCTAATAAATTAATTAAAAGTATGCATGGTTGGCAAACAAAAGATATGAAAATTAACCTTCCAGCGAGATTAAGGATGGCTACTCTTTATGCAGTAGCGCAAAATCTTCCATGCGGTGGCAGGGTTGTAAATACTTGCAACTATTCGGAAGATTATATTGGTTATTCTACTAGATATGGCGACGCTGCAGGAGATTTTGGACTATTATCTGATTTTACGGTTGAAGAGGTAATCTATATTGGAAGATTACTTGGTATACCAGAAAGATTTTTAGTTAAACCTCCTTCTGATGGGTTATGCGGTCAGACCGATGAAGATAAACTTGGTTTTACTTATCAAGAATTAGATGAATACATTGAAACTGGTGAATATGTAAATTTTAATACTAAAAGAAAGATTGATGAATTACATAAGCAAAATCTTTTTAAACTTAGACCTATGGCAACCTATAAAAGAGAAAAAGTTTTAAGAGTTAAAGATAAAAATATAGAGTAGGAGTAATCCTACTCTATTGACATTTTAAAATAAATATGATATAATATTTATAGAAAAAGAAAGAGGTTTAATTATGAATAAAGAAGATATGATTAACTGGTTAGAAAGTCTTAAATCTCAACTTGGTCAAAGTCAAGAATATAGAGGTTTATGGCATTATGAACAAGCGTTAGTTGAAATAATTTCTAAATTAAAAGAATTAGAAGATTTTTAATAGATAATTTATTAATTTTCTTTAAATAAAAAAGAAAAATATTAAAAAGTATATTAATTTTTTAGTAATTTTCTTTAAAATTAGAAATAAAAATTATTTTTCTTTAAAACTGTAAACCTATAAAAATTTTCGTTGCTAATTTTATTCGAGAGGAAAAATATATATGAAAATTATTGTACATAATGAATGGGGAATATTTGAAGTTCCTAAGGAAGTTCAAGAATTAATTGATTGTGATGAATATAATGATAGTAGAGAAATAAGAACAGATCTTCGTTTTATTAATTGGCTAGAAAAACATAATTATTATGAAGATGAATTTAAAATAATTGAAGTTCCAGATAATACAACTGATTTCGCAATAGCAGATTATGATGGTATGGAAACTCTTTATTATGTTGTAGATGGAAAGATTTATGAGGTATAAATATGACTTTGAATGAATTATATAATATGGTATTAGTAGACTACGGAGAAGTTGCTTTAAATAAACCAATCTCTTTTTATTATTATAATCCAGATACTAATTTGTGCGTTGCTGAACCAGACTTAGTTCCAGAGCAAATTGAAAATGGGGAAAATTTTTTATTTATTAATGAGAATATTTATAATTTAGTAGAAGAATATA